TTGCCGTTCTGGCCTCTGGAGGGGCCCGGCGGGGCTCCGGGAGGCCCTTGACCGGGGCCTCCGGGTGGGGGAGGCTGCGGAGGACGCATCAACGCACCCGTGGGGTCCATTCTCATGTAAGCGCCCAGCATCTCCTGATAGCCATCGACCATGTCCACCACGCCTCGGGAATGACGCACGGGATGCAGCAGCATCTTAATCATTTCGAGGACGAGGTTAATAATCATAGGCGGCGGAAGGATGCCTGACATCATCAGGCCCTGACCCGCCGTCATCACGCCGCCGATCACCTGCATGATCTGCGCGTTGGCTTCTTTTTCGGTGGCCTCGTCGGCTTGGACGGTGCTGTCGGTCTCGATGTCGATGGTGCAGAAGCGCGTGAAGTCGTTGCGCAGGATCTCCATGACTTCCGGCGTGACGTTCTCGCCGGTCATCCGCGTGAGGGTTTCGGCATCGAAGTTGCGCGCGATGAGATCGGACTTGAGCCGCATCAAGTCCCTTACGAAATTCGCAACCGAGTTCTGGACACCGGCCATGCGACCTGAGCCAACCGTGCCTTTCATGCGCTGCGCGGTGGCGGTTTCGTAAGGGTTGGTTGCGCCACGGACAATGTCCGAGATACCGATGATCTCGTAGATGGCGTTCTTCTGCTGGTCGCGGCTCATGTAGAGTTCTTTGAGCGCGTTCACCCATTCGAGGATCGGGACAAGCCAGATGTGATTTTGTAGGCCACCTGACATAAGATCGACGCCGTCAACAGGCAGCAGCTTGCCGTCATCAGCCGTAAGAAGGCTCGCAATGTCCTTGTTTGCAGCATTGTAGCCGCCACGGACTTTGATTTTTGCCGTAAGGTCACTGATGCGGCGAGAAGTGTCATCCAGATCGGCGGCGAGGTGGGCGTACAGGTCATAAAAAGCCTTCGGGATCATGGTCTCGGTCGTGACCACGGCATAGATGGGTTTCGGAATGGGGTAGAAGCCCTGAAGCCCCAGCACGTCGGGGTCTACACGCAGCGCGCACCCGCCACCTTCTCTGATGATCCAGAGCACTTCGCGCGTTGAGCGGTTCCAGATCTCCCAGACCATGGCTTTCCGCACAACGCTGTCGAGCTTTCCGGACGCCTTTGTCGAAGGGCCACCACCGACGGGGCTCTTGGCCGCACTCTCTTCGGTCCATTTCAGCAGCTCCGAAAGTTTTCCGGCTTGGATGTATTCCTGAAGTTTAGGGCTATCTCCAAATTCGGAGGTGAGGGCCTTTTCAGCGAACAGGTGCCGGAACGCAATCCACTCGACGTCACCGTGCTGGCGCACGGCATCCAGTAAGATGTCCTCCCAGAACACATACTCGTCGTCGACGGTCTCCCAGATCTTCGCGTCCTTCATCTGGGGCTCGCCAGTTACCGGGTGCTTAAGCGGGCCTCCCATGATCGGGTCCTCGACCGGGATCTGCTTGAGCACGGGCTTCCAGCGGACGCGACAGACCCCGCGTCCCGGCAGCAGCATGTCTCTTACTGCGGCTTTCACCGCCTCATGAGACGCTTCATCTGAAACGACAATTTCTAAGGCTTTCTCCATCACGGCAGCGGCGGTGTCGATGTCTTGCTGCCGCGGCATCCCCGGGGCGGGCGGCGCGGGCTGCGGCACCGTACCGGGGCCCACCGGGGCTTGCGGCGGTGGAGGCGGCGGGCCCATCCCCGGAGGCGGGGCCCCGCCAGCGGGCAGGGCGGGCGGAGCCCCTGCTCCCGGCGGAGGGGGACCACCACCGGGCATTTGCGGTTGAGGCGGGGGCATCGGGCCCCCGGGTGGAGCCAGCGGCATCGCCGGGCCTCCGGGGCCCATCGACGCGGAAGGTTCACCCGGGGGGCCCGCGCCCGGAGGCAGGGGGCCTGCTCCGGGAGGCATACCCGGAGGGCCACCCATTCCCGGAGGGCCCATCATTCCCATCGGCATCGGCGGCATCGCGGACTTCTTCACAAAGCGCGATCGCACGACAGGGTCTGGCGGCTTGGAGTATGCCGCCGGTAGCATCACCTCGGTATTTGCGTACAAGATGTTGAAGGTGCTGGATTGTCCCTGCCGGGTCGACGAAACATTCTTGCCCGCTTTGGGCCTCGTTATCGGAATATCGCCGCGGTAGATCTGGACGATCTCGCGGCCCCTCGCGCGCCAGTCCTTTTCGGCACGCTCGGCGTCCGCGAGGGCCCGCTCCCAAAAGCTGGTATCGACGTCGGCGGTGTCAGTAGCGGCAACCTCCGGGCGGTTAGGGTCATCCGCCTCGGGGCTCGCGGGTGTTACCTGCGGCAGGTCGTCGCCTTTGGAATAGGTGGTCTCGGCCATTCGGCATCCCCCGGATTTTCCCTCCTACACCTAATCGCTCAACTCCGCCATGCGAAAAGCATTTTTGACCATGAGGGGATTGAGGTCCTCGTCGGCCTCGACCCGGGCCCCAAAGGGTCTGGACATGCAGGCGTAACGGATGTCATCGACGGCGTGGTCTTCACCTTCAGTATCCAGATCCTCGGGGCGGTTTTCATCGTGCTGCTGCATCGGGAGGGTACGGATAGCGTCGCGGCAGTGGTCAACGAAGAAGATCAGCGGGTCGCCGTCTTCGTCACCCTTGAGCCGCCAGCGGACCTGATCCCAACCGCCCATACGCTTCGGGGTAGAGACACGGGAGTTGTCGGCACGCCGGAAGTAAACACCATGTCTTGCAAACGTCTCACCAATCGACGGGCCTGAGACCACCTGAAAGGCGGAGGGATCAAGGATGCCGTAGGCAATCGGCTCTCTAAAACCACGGCCATCGGTTTCCCTTCTGACGACTTCTTTCGCGACGGCATCGGCAGGCAGCTTGAGCCCTTTGTTCGGGGCTGATGAGCCGTACCATTCGCGGTACCTGATGATGCTGTTTTTCGGAATTCGCTTTTTGTCATGGACGAAATCCTCCTGCGCCACGATCCACCACCCGAGAGAGAACGGCGAGGCGGAGCCCCAGTCCATCGACCTGAAGCGCGTCCAGTGCAGCGGCATGCGCGGCGGCGTTATGACATGCCGCTGGGGCTCGAACTCCGGGAAGAACGCGCCCTCGATGATGTTCCAGTCGCCGTCGAGCCACGCGCGAACGAGTGCGGGAGAGCCTGACGCGCGCAGGCGGTTGATGTAGCCGGGGTCGTTATTCAGCAGGCTCGGATTGTCGCTGATCTTGGCCGGGATGAAGATGCGGATCAGTCCGGTCTCGGCGTCTTTGATAGGCTTGTACGAGCCGTTGTCGATGACCCAGTTTTTTACCCAGTGATGGCCCGGGCCCCCCGGGTTGCAGGTCGCGCGGAATTGACATCTGGCACCAGAAGTCGTGCGTAAGGTAGCAAACAAACGAAAGATGCCGGTAGGCGTCGCATACTGGGTCAGCTCTTCGACATAGACGCGGGTCAGCGACCAGCCTTGGTAGTTCATCGCATCGGCGTCGTTCTCCAGATACGCCATGTGAAACACCGCCCCGTTGCGGAAGCGGAACTGCTTTTCCTTGTCCTTCCACTCGGCGGCATCCCCATACATCTGCCGGGCTATGTCGATGGTATCCTTCAAGTCTTCGCGTGATCTGCGCAGCATCAGGCCCTTGGCGGCAGGGCCCCAGTCTTCGCTGTGGCACCAGAACTCGCCGAGGGAGGCAAAGCTCTTTCCTCCTCCCCGGGCCCCGCCGTACACGACAATATCGGCAGGGCACGTCAGAAAATGGTGCTGGGGCCCGGGTTGGGGCTTGAAGCCCGTGACGATCTTCACCCGAAAAGCTCCTCCGCGCTAGGCCATTCGTCAGGGCCCCGTAGTGGCCCGGTACCCTCATCGTCAATCAACCCCGTTTTCTTTGTGGGGGTGTACCCCGGGCCCCCGGCGGCTAACAGCTCGGATTGCGCGCGTTGGTTAGGGGTCCCAGTTACCGGCCCTGATGGGGCCCCGTTTTCGGGTCGGCCCCCCACCCCCTTACCATCGAGCCCTAACCAATTGATTTCATTGGAGAATTCGGGCCCTGAGGGCCCGAGCCCTGCAAGGCCCGAGGGCTCGATCGCGTCTAAGGCCTTGGAATTGCTAGGGTTTTGGGCGTTTGCCTGCGAGGGCTCGGGCCCTAATAGGGGCGCGGGCGCGTCGGCGACGCGTAGAAATGACGCCTGATCCATAGCAAGGCCCGAGCCCTCAGGGCCTGCGAGCGCAGGCAGGGCCTCAACCCAACCCGCAAGGGCCTGCTCACTAGGGGCGTCAGGATCACGCGAGGGCCTGCGGATCACCTCGATTGAG